GGCCGTGATGTTGGACATCGGCGGTTTTGCTCTTTCGTCTATGGCTGATCATGCACGCACCAATGGTGACGCGCAGGCAGCCAGGAAAGCAGATAAGACTGGCAAGTTTCTCATTGGCATCGTGATCTTGACATTGGCTTTAATCACTGTTGGATTGCTTTATCCTCCTGCTAAGGGATACACAGATGGAGCTGAGAAAGTCTTAATCTTGGTCCGGGTCGTGATGACCGTAGTCTATGGCCATGTGATCCACTCACTCAGACGGCAATCCGCAACGCTAGCCATTCACCCTGTACAAGTACCTGTACAGGGTGTACAGATTGAGCAGATTGACGAACTAAAAGGGCAGATTGCAGAGTTAGTAAACAGTGTTTCTCAAGTACATCTGTCCATGTCGAATCTTGCTCATTCTGTACAGATCAACGAGCAATCTGGACAAACTTGTACAGAAATATATACACATGTACAGGCGTTTAAGATGAAAATAGACAGTGTACATACTCCTGTACATGTTCTAAATTTACTCAATCAGACCGTAGAAGATTGCGAGCAGGCAACCAATGAAATACCCATTGAAGAGCAGATAAGCAGTGATGTTACACAAGTTGATGAAAGCACACCAGAAGCAGGTATAGCTGTTGTTTATCCCTTTGTGCCTGGTATCTCTGAGGAGGTTGTAAAGCAGATTATTGACTTGCATTTAGAGGGTGTGGCATGGTCTGCAGTTGGTACCCAGCTCTCGAAAAACTACAGCCGTATTGTGAAGCCTGTACGTGACGCATATACACAAGCGAACGGTAGCATAGACACGGATAAATAGCCTGTCCAGATAAACCTATACAGGCAAGCAGTGTTATAGACAAAAACATAGACACAAGCAAGCGATGTACATGTGTCTATGTACATCGTTGGAAAAGATGTACAGAAAAGAGTTTCTCAGTGAGGAAGTATAAAAGCTTCCTCACTTTTTATTTTATCGTTTGATAAACATAATTGTGATTTCTTTCTTGCTTCGACTTGCACCGAGCAAAAGAGAAACTCCGCCTGTCAGTGCAGCGGCTGTAGCAGTTCTGCCAACATTGACGTGGCTGTCGATCCCTGAAGAAGTTTGAGGTATCCAGCCAAACTTGCCAGCTTCCTCTACGTCTCTCTGCATTTTCTTTTGATCGGTATAGGTTTCAATATGCATGGATAGAGCAGGATTTTGGTACCAGGCGCTACCTACTGTAGTAGTTTGCAGGTGAGGAAACCATCCCTGCAATTTCGCAAAGTTTTGTTTTGTCACCAGCTCCGCCTGATAGAGTCCTTGCGTGGTATGAATGGTCAGATTATAACTTCCTAACTGGCCTGGTTGCGTGGTGAACCCTGTGACATTGGCGCAGGGTACTTCCCATACCGTCTTATTAAAGAGGGCCTGCACACGTAGCGTGTTCTGGTCGGTGATTTGAAGCTTTCCCTGTCTTGTTGATACATTGAATCGCATATGCTGTTTCATCCTTTCGAATTGAAAAACGTTCTTCTAATGTAACGGATGAACGCAAGAAAACTGGTTATTCACGTTGCGGCCTTCTTGCTTTGATGCTTTCCATTTCTTTTTCGTATTGCTCATCGCTCACATCCTCTATAACTTCATGTATACCAGCTCCCATTGCATAGGCCAAACGAGAGAGCGTGGTAACGGTGATCTCGGTATACGGATTTTTAAATATCTTTCGGATGGTCCCATAGGCGACTTCGCTATCGTGATGCAGTCGCGTTCTGCTGATCTTCTTTGCTGCAGCGACTTCGCGTACTCTCAATCGTGTTTTCATGGTGTCATCTCACTATCATTCTTCTGATGACAGCATACGCCTGTTCCTTGCTTGACAACAGCGTACAATATGTGACAGTTTAAATAAAGCGTCATAAAAGTGACGCTTTATTTAGGAATGGTAGGTGGTAGATAGACTTGCAGTGTCTGTTATCCTTGGTGAGTAGTGTTAGAGAATTAGGACAATCAATGAAGTTTCCCTTTGTGCGTTGGTTTCGTCGTTTGCGCCGGGCGTATACTCTGGTGAAAGAACAGGAACGAGCAGAACAAATAACAAATTTGTATTTTCTTATCAAGCCGTGCGTCTATTGCCAGCGACCAATCACGACTGATTGCGTCTTCTGTCCGCAATGTGGCACAGCTCAGGAACGACAGACAAGCGGGCAATACAAGCCTGTGAAGCCATCCAGGGATGCCAGGACAATGAAACTTGATATCACTGAACAATTGAAGAAAGCTCCCAAATGGGAGCGACCGTTAGACACGTTTAATCGTGTGATGAGGAAGAAAGAATGAGAAGCAATCCTTTAGCCGAACTAGCTGCGATACAATGGTGTCGTGATAAAGAAATTACAGTGAATTACATCGAGAAGCCTGGGAAGATTTGTTTGTATTTCAATGGACAACTCCTTATGGAAGGCGATACTTTGCGAAATGCGATTGATAAAGTAACAAGATATTCACGTGTGGAATTGCCAGTTAAGCAAGAGCAGAAAGAAGGCTTCACGCTGGAAGCGACCAGTGGATACGTACAATCGGGTAATGAGGAAGAAAGAATAATGAGCGATCAGGAAAGTACCCAGGAAGAAGCGAAACAGATTCTTGAGAATATGACACAGGACGAATTGATAGAATTGATAGAGATGCAATTGCAAACCGCGCCGTTGCCTCAGCATGAACATTCATTTGTTTACTTGCTCAATCAGAACCATACTGCCTTACGCGGGTGCGCTTGCGGTCTGACGTTCGTCGGCCTCATGGCAGGCCCAAACCCTGACGCACTCTGCTGGCATCGGGTAAAAGAAGAAGAGGAATTGTAGCCATTTTTGCAGTCTACTGGACAGACAACATAGAAAAGACGAATTTAATTGAGATGCATAGAGACGCTCCAATAAAGACAAGAATGAAGCGTGAGCGTCTTTCCCCATTATTACCTATCGAGTACAACATCGTGCTTTTCCAGCTCAAAACTCTGCATTGCAGCCACGTTTGCAGCCACGTTTGCAGCCAATAACCAAAAAATCACCCATTTGAGCCAAATAAATCATCCATTTTGTGCATAGCGTCTTGCTGCATATCCATCAAAACATGCCCGTAGATATTGGCGGTTGTGGAATAGTTGGCATGCCCTAATATTTTTTGAATGACTTTTATATCCACTCCCATCTTGAGTAACAATGTTGCTGCACTGTGCCTCAATTCATGGATACAGATGTCTGGTATTTCTGCCTGTTTGACGATCTGTCTGAACTGATGATTGAGTGTGGTAGTAGGAAAGTGCTTTCCTAAGTTGCCAGGAAACACTAAATCTTTCTCTATCCAGGCAGATCCTGCCTGCAATCGTTGCTCCAATTGTCTGATTTTGTGAGATTTCAAAGCAGCAATAGCAAACTCTGTCAGTGGAATAGTGCGCTGGCTGCTCTCACTCTTAGGCGTTGTCTCGATAAATCGATACTTGCCTGTTTCTTTATCTGGCAGATAACTGGCAGTACGTTGCACTTTGATTAGCTTTTCTTCCAGGCTGATATCTGCCCAACGTAACCCAATCAATTCGCCACGTCGCAGAGCGGTTGCCAGTGTGAAGATAATAAGACATTCAAGGCTGCTTCTCCTTGCTGTCTCTATCAGCTTTACACACTGTTCTGCTGTGAGCGCCGTTGCCTCATATTTCTTTTCATCTGGCTTGTAGGGCATCTCAACATCATCGCAAGGATTGCTATTCAGCTTTTTCCGTTTGATTGCATCCTTGAAGGCGATTTTTAAAATGGTATGCGTGTTTTGTACTGATCGTGCTCTGTGATTCTTGAGCAGATCCGTGTACATCTTGTGTAAATTATCACCTGTAAGTTTTTGCAGTTTTATAGCGCCGATATGCGGTACAGCCAGGGCAATAGCGTTCTTGTAGTTCTGGTAGGTGGTTTCTTTCAGTCTCGTTTTGCGCTCTAGCCAGCTCCATAGGTACGCTTCTACCGTCTCAGGTCTGGCTGTGATGAGCGTACCGGCTGCAATATTGCGCTGTAGCTCTTTCAGTTTTCGCGCTACGCCTGATCTAGTTTTGTCATACACATACTTTTTCTTGCCCGAGGGCAAACGTGCATAGGCGACATACAGCTTGTCGCCACGCTGGTAGATGGAACCGTCCCCTTTTTCACGACGCTTTGCCATATCATTCTGCCTTCTGTTCTTTTAGCCATGCCTCTATATCTTCACGACGTGTACGTACTGATCCACCCAGGCGATAGGTAGGCAATCCTTGTTCAGTGATCAGTCGATAGGTGTGAGCACGACTGATATGCAAGAATGTGGCTGTTTCATTGATGGTCATCAATACAGGTTGAATTTCTGGTTTTGCCGGATTGTTTAACATAGGGTGTATCCTTCCAAATACTCTTTAGCGTTCTCATGTTGTCCATTTGAAAATGGATTATAACAGGTGTGTCTAGTGGTAGGACAGTAGGATGTAATCAATTCATATTCTATAGAAAACATGTGGACAACTCTTGCAGTCATGTGGATAACCTGCTATGATGTACGAAATTCGTATCTCTATCTCTATTTTTCTGCGAATATCGTATGTTTTATCGCTTTATGATTGCGAGGGCTTTATGGTTGCTGTTCTTCCTGCTTCTTTAGAGATACAGGCTGCGCGTGCCCGAAATTCCTTCGCTATTTTTGCAAAAGAAGCCTGGCATATCATAGAACCAGGAAAAGCGTATGTCGGCAATTGGCATCTTGAAGCGATAGCAGAACATCTGCAGGCCGTTTTGGAAGGCGATATCAAACGTTTGCTCGTCAACATGCCACCCAGACACGGCAAATCAAGTTATATCTCTACCCTTATTCATCCCTGGTCATGGCTGCATAATCCCTCTTTGCGGTGGCTTTGCGCATCCTATGCACTCAATCTTGCGACGAGAGACAATCTCAAATGTCGCAGGATTATCAAATCATCCTGGTTTCAAGATCGGTATGGGCATATTTTTACTTTGACAAAAGATCAAGACGCTAAGATGAAGTTTGAGAACGATAAGAGCGGATACAGGCAGGCTGTTTCTGTTGGTTCAGCCGGTACCACTGGTGAAGGTGGCGATATTTTGCTGATTGATGACCCACATCCCATAGAGCAGAAGCGATCTGACATCAAACGGGAAACCGTTCTTGATTGGTTCGCCAATACGTGGTCTAGCAGGCTGAATGATGAGAAGTCAGGCGCTATGATTGTAGTCGGACAGCGTGTGCATACTCAAGACGTTTCTGGTTACATTCTCGAAGGCAATACTGGCCAGGAATGGGTACATCTCAATCTCGCTGCTGAGTACGAACCAGGCAGCGCATGTAGAACGTATTTTCCGATGTCAGGGAAAACATGGCAAGATCCACGCAAAGAAGAAGGACAATTACTCTGGTCTGAAAAGTTCGGGTCAGACGTTATCGCACGTAAAAAGAGACAGCATGGTCCGCTCGGATATGCAGCTCTTTACCAACAGAGGCCAGTATCTGCAGGTGGCAATATCTTTCAGAGCAAAAATCAGCGGTATTTTACCATCGACTACACTACAGAATGCTATCTACTGGAAACGCCACGCGGGGTGAAGCCTATCCCATTCAAAGATTGTTGGAATCTTTGCACGGTAGATTTGGCTATTTCTGAGAAGCAATCAGCAGATTATACCGTGTTCGCTGCCTATGCGGTGACACCCTATAAAGATCTCTTGCTGCTAGAAATTGTCAGAGAACACTTTCCCTTCAATGAGCAGCTAGACCAGCTCATTTTGTTTCACGAAAAGTACGGTTTTTCGCTGGCAGCGGTTGAGAGTGTCGCGTATCAATTAGCGATGGTGCAATCTGCCAGGGATAAGGGCTTGCCAGCGCAAGAGTTCCATCCACCCAGCGATAAAGTGACCCGCTCTTCAACCGCATCTATCTGGGATAGCAATGGGAAATGCTACAACCTCAAAAACGCTCATTGGCTGTTTGAATATGAGAAAGAGATTCTTGATTTTCCGAAAGCACCAAAGGATGATCAAGTCGACACGAAATCAATGGCCGCTATCGTGGTGTGCACGCGCAAGGTACCAGGCGTACTTGATCTGGATAGCAACGATACCACGCAAAAGATAGATCCAACCTTGAGCATAGAACAAATCTTAGACGCTACAGCCATCCTTGCAGAGCAAGCTGCAACTGCACAAAAAGAGCAGGATGTACAACTGCAGGAATTGTACAAGAAAGGGCCGCAAGTAGACGTATTTGAGTGGGCAGATTTGCATGGAAGTGGAGGATGGGAATGAGCAAAAACAGACGTCGTGCACCCTTGCCACAACAGAAAGCAGATCCGAATGTAGCGGTAGTCGTAGGCAATACAGCGCCACAACAGCCTGCTATGATGCCTCGCAACATGCGTGCTTATATCCAAGAAGGTTACAGATCCTCTAAAACCGTTTTCAGAGTCGTTGGGCATATCGCGCGCGCTGGTTCTACGATCAAATGGAAGCATTATACGGACGAGACAAAAGAGCGTGAAATTGACGCTGGCCAGTCTGAGTTACTAAAGCTCTGGAACATGCCAGCGCCACGTGTGGCAGGTACAGCGTTCAGAGAGGCCATGATTGCGTATTATGCAATGACTGGCAACAATTATATTTATGGTATCAATGCCAGCAAGAATCCGAAAGCGAAATTTGACGAGCTGTATAATCTGAGGCCAGATCTCACAAAAATCAAAGTCAATGAGAACGGGCCTGAATACTACGAATTCGGGACATTCCAGCCTCCGAAACGATACGATCCGCTGCAGATTATGCATAATAAATTGTTCGCAGGCAATGATGACGTATACGGCCTCAGTCCAGTAGAAGTCGCTGCCATGCTCGTAGATATTCAGAAAGCCGGGCAAAAGTGGAATCTTGGGTTGCTTTCGAATATGGCCCGTCCAGGCGGGGCATGGGTCACTGATGCTTTGCTGGGCGACACAGAATATAAGGGCCTGAAGAAAGAAATCAGAGATAAGTTTGCAGGGCCAAGGAATGCAGGTGAGACGGCTATCCTGCATGGCGGCGTCAAATGGCAAAGCATGTCTATGAGCCCGTACGAGCTGGATTGGCTTGAAAGCGACACAAAAGGCGATCGCGATATCGCAGGAATCTTCTTCAATTTCCCTACCTTCTTGCTCGGTCTGGCAGATGCTACATTTAATAACCAGGCCGAAGCGAAACACTTTCTGTATACAGATATCGTTTTCCCGATTATGGACATGTTTGTCGGTAGCTTGAATATGTGGCTCACACCCCGCTATGGCGGCTATCTGGACTACGACAAAGAGGATGTCGAGACCATACGGGAACGATTGCAAGAGGCAAAAGCTGTTGAGTCTGACAGGGCTGGCAATGAGTTCACGATAGGTACGTCAACATTCCATGAAACACGGACGATACAAGGCAAAGAACAATTGCCCAACAAAGATTTTGTGTTGTTGCAACAAGTGCCTGTTTTTGTCGATCAACTTGATGATTACATTCAAGCACAAATGGATAAAGTGTTAAACCCACTTCCTCCACCACCACCGTTACAGTTGCCACCAACAAAAGTAACAGAAGTTTCTGACGATACACAGAAGATGCTGCCAGCGCCACGTATGCGCTTATGGGAGTATGCGAAAGCGTTGGATCTTACGACTCCCGAGCAGAAACAAAACTATCTCAAGAAGATGGAATCTCAGCGCGTCAAATGGGAAACGACGATAACCGAGCGGGTACAGGACTACTTCAAAGATGAGCAGAAGACTGTTCTGGCCTCTTTGTCTGACAGCGTAGACCCTGGCCAGGCACAAGCAAAAGTGACGCATGCGCTAGACGTGGTACAGCAGTCAGGCGCATTGAAACATCTGATTGTCTCCCTCTATCAGGATGTTGGTACTGACGTAGGTACCGACACGCTGAAGGAACTGAAGTATGAGTACAGACCATTTCAGACGAAAGACGACGATCCTACTGATCTTAATTTGTACGCTCCTGATGTATTGGTGTATTTGTACTCTCTTGCAGTGCAAAAAGTTCAACAAATCACAGACACGACACGAGCAGAAATACAAAGTGTTTTGGCACAAGGGGTACAGGCAGGTGAGGCTCTACCAGCCCTCGTCAAACGATTGAATGATTTATACCTGGTTTCTATCATCCCAAAACGTTCTGAAAAAGTGGCCAGGACTGAAGTGATAGCTGCCTCAAACTACGGATCACAAGAAGCGGCTAAATCCAGTGGCTTGACACTCAAAAAAGTATGGTTAGCTACTTCAGACAGTCGCACGCGCCCGGATCACGCAGAGGCTGACGGGCAAGAGGTAGACATGGATGAGCCGTTTGAGGTAGGTGGCTCACAGTTGATGTATCCAGGCGATTCGTCGTTGGGCGCTTCTGCTGATGAGGTGGTGTCATGTAGGTGTACTCAATACTATAGACGGGTAAAAGAGGACGATAACAAAAATATTCCTGCCAGGGAAGTATCCCGAGATCACTACAGAGAATTGCTGAGGGTGAAATCATGATCACGCCTAAAATGCCTGATGGGTATTATCTTCTACAAGAGGTAGGAGTCTGGTACATCGTAAAAAGTGAGGAGCCATTTATGAAGTGGCTTCTTGACTCTATTGGAGATAGAAAGCGTTTTGAGAACGAAAGCAGTTCACTTACTGAGGCTGTTGCCTATGCTCAAAAACATAAAGATCTGAACTTGAGCTATAACCAGGTTGTACCCGAGGTGGAATCATGAGAGTAGCCAAAGTTGAGCGCAAAACTGAATACTTTCCGATTATCGGCGAGATCAAAGCAACCAATGACGAAAAGGGCATCACTGAAGGCTATCTTAACTTTGTGGGCAATATCGACTTTGGCGACGATCGGACCATGCCGGGCGCTTTTAAAAGAACCATTGCGGATAGCTACGCTCGCAAAAGCGCACAAGGGCTAGATTTCTTATGGCCGTATCTCTGGAATCATGATTACAACATCTTGCCGCCTGGCGGTATTTTTGAGGCCAATGAGGACAAGAAGGGCCTCTACATCAAAACACAGTACAACATGGATACTCAGCTCGGGCGGGAACTCTATAGCAGCTTCAAAATGGGCACGATGAAAAAGCAATCGATGGGCTATAAAGCGATCCGCTATGAATATGTGAAGGATGGGACGCGTTCCATACGTAATCTGCTAGAAGTCGCAATCATGGAAGGAAGCGCGGTAGTCTTCCCGATGAACGATCTTGCTGATGTGACCACGGTAAAAAGGACATTTCTTATGCAAAAACCAACTGTAAAAGACTTCACCGCTACCTACCAGGAGCGACTACAGGACGATTGGCAGGATGATCTCTGGAATTTGTGGTATGCACTCAAATCTGAGATTATTTCTGCTTTTCAGGTTGGGGATAGCCCTGTAGAAGACGTGAGATCAGCGCTAGACCAGTTTTCACAAGCCATGCTCGCTTATGTGCAGCAAGGCGTGGATCTGGGCATGGTTGAGGCGCTACAGCCTGACGATGACGAGGTCTCTTATGGATGGATGTCAGGGGAGCCAGGCCAGGAGCAAAAAGCAGGCAGGGTCATTTCTGCCAGGAACCACACATTGATGACGAAGGCTATTCAGGGCATTCAAGGGCATTGTAACGAAATGAAATCAATGCTCACAGCAGCACAGCAACAAGGCTATCCTAACACCATGAGCGCGGGTGATCCACCTCAGCAAAAGGATAGTCAGGAAGATGACGCGGTATCCACTCATCTACAAGGATTGCTGGCTGACATCACCATCAAAAACATTTTAAGAAAGTAGGATACCTACATGGCAGTATCATCGGTAGAACTGAAAGAGCTGACTGAAGCCATTCAGAAGCTGAACAAAGATCTTGACGAACGGGTCAGGACGGTTGAAACGTGGCAAGTCAAAACTGAGGAAAAGATCAGCAAAGGTGGCACGGTCCCGGCTGAAGCAAAGGCCGAACTAGATGCCTTCAATACTGAGATCAACACATTGAAGGAAAAATACAACGAGCTGATTGCTGAGCAGAAAGAAGAGAAATTAGCTGCACAGCGTCCTGGCTACGCGGGCAACTATGCTGGCAAACGAGGCCAGAAACCAGCCGCCACGAAAGCAATTGAAAAATGGATACGTAAGCGTGGCGATATTGACGCTTTAACCAGTGAGGAGCGCAAATTGATTGACTTCAATCAGATGGATATGAGCCAGTATCCTGATGAGCAGAAAGTTATGGTGAGTGCGGCCAGTGATCTCGGGGGATTCTTCAGTGGGACTGACCTCAGCGACAAATTCATTCAGAAGCTCTTCTTAATCAGCCCGGTACGCTCTCTGGCCGACATGCAAACCATCGGCGGGGAAAAGTTGCTCATTCCTTCTGAGGGCGCAACGGATACGAACATATTCTGGTCAGATGAGCAGTCCGGATTCCAGGCGTCCACTGATCCAAATTTGGGCATGCTCGAGATTTATGCCCGCGAACTCAACGGCTACCTGAAGCTCTCGAAGCAGAACCTGGAAGATTCAGTTTTTGACATTGAAGGCTACATTCTCAAAAGGTTGACGCGTCAATTCGCGCAAAAAGAAGGTGCGGCTTTCCTGACTGGCGATGGTGTAGCAAGGCCGGAAGGCATCCTCACCAACGCTGCACTGGCGGGTACGGGCATCAATGTCTATACAACTCCCTCACAGGCTGGTGCTATTAAGCCTGCTGACGATATTCAGTTGATGCATGCCACGAAATCAGGGTATCGCAAAACAGGTACTTGGATGATGAGCAATGCCACGATTGGCGTCCACCGGCTGTATGTGGACAGCCAGCAGCGGCCCATCTGGACCATGTTTGGTGATGAGTTCCGCGAAACACTGTTCGGTCGTCCGATCGTAGAAATGCCTGACATGGTCAATCCTACTACTCCTGGTGGCACGACATACTCTTCTGGCAATATGCCCGTGATCTTTGGAGACATCAATCAGGGCTATCAGATTGTGGATCGTGTCGGGCTTACCTTCCAGACGCTGAAGGAATTGTTTGCCATTCAGAATCAGGTAGCCTACCTTGCGCGCATGCGCGTCGGTGGCAAAGTGGTTCTGCCCGAGGCTATTGCGGTCATGAAGATACCGTAAAGGGAGCATGAACGTGAAATCAAATACACGCACAGTCTTAGCGGACACATTGACCAATGTTTCTTCATACTCATCCGGTCCATTGGATGTGGGTGATTTGAATGAACTTCTTGTGACTATAGGGTCTGTAACCGTTTCTAATCCCTATCCTCATACTGTCACCTTTCTCGTAAAGGCCATTGATGCAAATGGAAATTTGTTTACTCTAGTACAGTTGGGGCCACTCTCAACTACTGCTATTGTTCAAGGTGTGAGTATTGGGGCAGGATTAACTAACGTTCCTGTAGCATTTGGAGATCAGATACAAATTGATCTCAGCAACATCCAGCCCGATGACACAGTTTCTGCGCAAATGTCCATTAAGGGAAAATAAGCTTATAGACAAAGTTTATTATCGTTTCGATACCCCAAACGATAATAAGAAATGTATCTCGTTTTCTTATTATCGTTTGGGTGCATAAGGATAGAAGACAATGCCTTTTTACGGAGTACGAGGCGGAAAAAATCCGCTTAAAGAATTCTGGACAATCCAGACACAGGTACCAAAGGCGTATACCGCTTCAGCCAACGGCGGCAACATTGATCGCTATCGCAACGGCGGTTATGCCGCTTTGAATCTGGAATTGCTGCCCGGCTTGTGGACTGACGGAACGCACGCATTTGTGATTGAAGAAGCTGATGACAACGGTTCGGGCGCGCCTGGTACATATGGGACCGTCGCTATAACCGACTTGCTCTATGACGCGAATGCAAACGCGGCTGGCGGGACCTTCACCTCGATTACAGCGGCCACGAGCACCGTGCAAAGGATTGACTACATCGGTAGGAAGCGTTGGGTACGCACGCGCTATGTTGCCAGTGGTACGACCACAGGTGCGGTGTTTGCGGTGGTAGGGCATCTGTTCTCACCAGCGATTTTGCCAGCGGCCTAGCCTCATAGAGAAAGTGTGAAATCATGGCAGAGAGTTTGAAGTTAGATTGGCAAGTCACCGTAGCGCCCACGGTAGAACCTGTTACCCTGAGCGACCTTCGTTCAACTTCAACAGGCTCATACTTGCGTGTGGACTTTACCGATGATGACGCCGTGCTCTCTGCCCTGATTTCGCAGTGCAGGCTCATTGCTGAGCAGATCACCGGCAAGTCATTAGCACCGCAAACTCTTCAAGCAATGTGGACAATGCCGCAAGTGAATGCTGGTTCTTTAAGCGGTTTTAAGCTGCTCTATGATCAAGACTTTTACCAGTACAATGAATCGTTGGGCGCGAATCCATTCTCACCAGCGCCGTTTGTGTTGACGCTGCCTCAGCCACCATTGGTAGCTGTTTCATTGTTTGAATATCGAATAACCGTATTCAATCCCTGGCAAACATGGCCTCAGAATATCAATGGTTTTCCGAACTATGTAGCAGATGCTCTGCCTACACCAGGTGTGGTGTATTTGCAATATCCGCCGCCTGCCTATCAATACAGGCTAACATTCACGGCTGGCTACACGACGTTGCCTCCGGATCTGAAATTGGCATTGATGCAATTCATTGCCTGGAAATATGAAAATCGGACAGGTGAAACCATGCCTGCTGAAATACAAAACGCCTTAATGGGCAACAAGTCGTGGATGCTCTAATGGGTGATAACACCATCGGCGCATCACGAAAACGTGTGTCGTCTTCAGCGTCTGGCAGGAAGATTATCTGCCAGATACAAAAAGACATGGGCGCTACAACGGCTCCTGATGGCCAAGGCGGCTATACATCCGATTGGCAAACGGTTACTGGCCTGGCCAATGTGCCTATGACGTTTCGGACGTGGAGCCCCTATCAACAGTTCCTTGCCCAGCAGAGATATCCAGGTGTCAACGTTCGGATGTTCATGAGGTATCGTCGCTCTGCTAGAGTTGATGAAACCATGCGCGTGGTGTATGGCAATCACATCTACTTGATACGAGGCGCCGAGAACTACGATCAGGATAATGACACCATCATACTGTACTGCGAAGAGCTGCAAGCTACAGGGAGTGTGCGCACATGAGCGAAATAGTACAGATACAGGGCCTTTCCACTGTTTTTAAAATGATGGATGACTTTTCTCTGAAGGCAGAGAAGCGCGCGAATGAAGCGTTGCAGGGAGCTGGCATTGAATGCCAGGCGCTAGCAAAGCAAAACTGCCCTGTAGATACAGGCCGTTTGCGCGCAAGTATCCAATATGAAAAGAAGCCTTTACTGGTAACAGTCTCTACTAATGTAAGCTACAGCAAGTATATAGAGTTCGGGACTGTCCATATGCGCGCACGCCCGTACTTGTACCCTGCCTGGAAAACTGCAGCGCAACATCTCATAGAGGAGTTGAGCAGCCTATGAGTAATCAAACGTCTCTTGTGGAGCTGCAACCCGCTATCTTTACAAAACTGACAGCGGATAGCGCACTCATGGCAATTGCAACAGGCGTATTCGATTTTGGCGCGGTGCCTGTTAATCAGCCGTTCCCGTATATCACGCTCGGAGACGACACAGAAGCGCCGATGAACGCATTTGGCACGCGTGGCTATGAGGCGACGGTCACGCTTCACATTTGGGACAACACACCAAATTTCAAGCGATGTAAAACCATCCTGGCACATATGAACCGGCTGCTTGATCAACAGGCGCTCACATTGGCGACACAACATCACGTCGGCACGTGGTACGACTTTAGCGCAACTATGAATGATCCCGGCCTGGACAATATTCGGCATGTGCCGGTCAGGTATCGGTTCGAAACTCAGGAACAATAAACGTTATGGAGACAAAAAAAATGGAAACAAAGAGAGAAACTTTGCAGGAGCGCATAGAGCGTGACTTTACCTATCATGAGACAAAACCTGGACAGCAGGAACGCTATGTACAGCTACGTGACGAATACAAGAAGTTAGCATTACTTGTAGCTGAATTGACTCCTACAAGTCGTGAACAATCTCTTGCTCTTACTGAGCTTGAATACAGCAATATGATGGCAAACGCCGCCATTGCAAGGAACGAAGCATAGCAAGAAAGGATTAATACATCATGGCTATTGCAGCATATCCAGCGACTTTGAAAATTGGAGCTAATGCCATTCTCGACATTCAGACGCATGACTTGCCGTTCAAGATGGATACAGCGGAAACCACCGCATTTAGCGGTAGTGGTGGAGCTGCTATCGGCACAAAAACCTTTATCCCTACCCTGCTTGGTATGCAGTGCAAGATAGCTGGTTCGTGGAATAAGGCCGATACGAACGGACAGGCAACGATGGAAACGAACTTCTTTGCCAGGACAAAAACGACGTTTATCTATTCACCGAACGGCACGAATACATACACGTTCGGAGCGTGGATAACTGACTATGGCATCAAAACCGACCCAAAGAACAAAGTTGACGTTGATTTCGGGTTGCTCATGGATGGAAACGTCACGCTGGCATAATAACCGCCGTAGGAAGGATAAAGCCACATGGCTATAGCAGGATATAACAGTCAGGTGCTCGTTGCCTCTTTGCCGAGTGTGGCTTTTACTGACGAGGCTACGAGCAGCTCAGACTTGACGACCTACACCATTTCGAATTCCGTTAAGCGGTACTTTGATAAGAATGTGGCAACGGTTGTGCAGGCGCAATACGACGAAACACAGCAAATCCAGATTACAGGCAGTCCAACGGGTGGCACATTCGTGCTCCGTTTTGGTGGCCAGAATACTGCGACGATTAACTGGAATGATAACGCGGCTACCGTGCAAACAAGGTTGCAAGCCCTATCATCGATAGGGGCTGGTAACGCGTTGGTAACGGGCGGCCCTGGGCCCGCTACACCTTTTGTGGTTGAGTTTGCAGGTACTATGGCAAAAACACCAGAGGCGCTTATCACGCTGCAGACGAATAGTTTGACAGGCGGCTCTTCACCATCCGTAGCAATCACCGAATTGCAATTAGGTGCTACGTGGGCAGTGATCACCAGTGGTTTCACGCTCTATCGTGCTAACGCTCGTGTCGTTTTTGCTGTAGCTCAAGTAGCAGGAACACAAGTGCGGTTTCATAGTGGAAACTACTTTCCCTATGCAGTGATTGCAGAGGCTGCCAGTTGTGAATTCCAGGGCAAGATGAATACTGAGGATACCACAACCTTTGTGAGCGCCGCCGCGTCAAATGGCGCGAAAAGTTTCACGCCTACCACGATAGAAGGCACGCTCAAGTACGGCTCATTCTGGATAAATATTACTAGGGCTCAAAGTCTGGTTGCCAGGGATTACCTGATTGTCTCGTTCCAATTGCCGACAGGCAACCGCTACGAGGGCTTCTGCTATGCCAGCGACTGCAACATCAAGGATGATGTCAACAAGGTAGTTACTCAGGATCTGGTGTTTCAATTAACCGACGAGTTTTTTAACGCATAATTGAGAAATCATGAAAGAAAAGAGTAGAAGACACATGAATGCATTACAAGCGCGTGCGCTCTTATTCCAGCGCAAACTACAGGAAATTCCTGTTGATATTTCTTTGCCTGGTCTAGAGGAACTTGACAACCAACTATCCGTATTGGAAATGACTGGCGCTGACACGACCAATGCTAGCAAGTTGGTAGAAGGGCCGGATGGAAAAGTCGATGGTATGGCTCAAACTGCGGCTGTCATTTGTAAAGCGCTTATCTTACGCGAAACGAAAGAACGCATCTTCACAGACAATGATATAGAGGTTGTCGTTCATTTCGGACTCACTATTCTTACGCCATTAAGCCAGGCCGTTGCGAAGGCTTCAGGCGGTGATGTGACAGCCATAGAAGCTGCTAAAAAAAATTCATCGACAACCCCCGTGAGCGATTCAAGTTCTATCTCACCAAAGAACTCGGCGGAGGTTTCACCGTCTCAGAGCTGATGAGCAAAATGGCCGAATCAGAGATTACTGAATGGATGGCCTTTTATGAATTGGAACAAGAAGATGAAAAGGCGGCGATAGAAGAGGCCAGGACAAAGGGAACTACATGAGCACGACGATAGCAGATTTGTTAGTCAATTTTCGAGGCGATATCGGTGATTTAGCCTCGAAAATTGCTGCTGCAAAAACAGACATGAATACCGTCGCTGATGCTGCCCAATCGACAGGCGGTGGTATTCTCTCTGGCTTCAAATCTGGTATCAGTGGCGTGCTCGACTTCGGCGCAAAGATAGGACAAACCGTCATCGGGATGCAAGGTATGGCACAAGGGGCGGTAGGACTAGGACAAGCCTTGCTAGAGCCGAATGCCAGTATGGAACAAACCACCGTTGGGTTTGAGACGCTGCTAGGCAAGGGCAAGGCAACACAAGGCTTTCTCAATCAACTCAAAGACTTCGCTGCAGCTACCCCCTTCGAGTTTCCAGAATTAGCAACCGATGCGCAACATATGCTGGCATTTGGTTTTACGGCAAAACAAGTCATCCCCGAGCTGACCGATATTGGCGATGCGATGGGCGCTATGGGCAAGAGTAGCGCCGATATTGATCATATCGTAGGTATCTTTGGGCAGATGCATGCCGCTGGCAAGCTCAATGCAGGCGACATGATGCAGCTAGCTGATGAGGGCATCCCTGCCTGGAAAATGCTTGCTGAGGCTATGGGTAAAACGGTCCCTGAAGTCCAGAAACTCACAACCTCTGGATTGATCCCTGCTGATACTGCAATCAAGGCCGTGTCAGAGGGCATGCATAAGATGTTTGGCGGTGGTATGGCTGCCCAAGCGAACACATTTAACGGCCTGTTGTCTACCCTGCAAGATAATGCTAGCGCAGCTCTGCGCGCTTTTACCGGGCCGCTATTCGACAAAGCAAAAACTGGATTGACGCAACTAGGCAATCTCGTATCAAGCAAACAATTTCAGGATTTCGCTACTAAGACAGGTACGGCCATAGGGACCGCTTTTACCGATATTGGCAACGTCATCGGGCCGGTTGTCACTGGTATCGGGGCGTTTGTCGGATGGCTTCAGCAGGGAAGCGCGCCTGCTGTCGCGGTGGGCATTGCCCTGGCAATGATTGCAGGTGGTTTTGCAGCTATCCAGATTGGCGCATTTGTTGCGGCAGTCCCGGCTCTTGTTGGTGGTTTCATCGCCTGGGCTGTTGCTGCATGGACGGCGGCAGCCGGGACAATAGCGGCGACGTGGCCTCTTTTTGCCATAGGAGCCGCTGTTGTTGCTGTCGTCGCAATCATCGTTCTTGCCGTGAAAAATTGGGGGGCTATCTCCAAGTGGATCAGCGAACAGTGGGGACGTATGTGTTCGTGGGTTGGTGAGCAGTTCAGCAAGCTTGGTTCTTTTCTGCACGACACAGCAACCAATATTAAAAACGGCGTTGGCGATAAATTTGACCAACTAGGAACCAATGTTCATAATAAAACCACTGAAATGGGCGTCAATGTTCTCAATACCTGGAACAAACTGAACCATTCCACTGATTCATCCTGGCAAGATATCGCTAATACGGCAGGCAAGCGCATCGGGCAAATGAAAGATTCGGTGATAGCAAGCGTTGGGCAGATGGTGAGCAACGTGGTTATTTGGCTGATTAACTTAAAAAATCAGGCAGGGCAAAAAGCCAATGATATTGTTGCTGCCATCCGAAACTTTTTTACGAACCTGCCAGGAGAGGCAATGCAATGGGGACGAAATATTATTCAGGGATTGATTAACGGCATCGGCTCCATGCTTGGCAACCTGAGCAACATGGCAGGACAGGCCGCTCAGACCATCGCCAACTTTTTACCGCATTCTCCTGCAAAGGAAGGCCCGCTACGTGAACTCAATGTCTTTGGCCCTTCTCTCGTCAAGGGTTTTGCCTCTGGTATTGACAACTCAGCGCCGATGCTCAGAGCGTCCATGGCGCATCTTGTGACCATAGGGACGTATCCCATCAAGCCTTCAGCAGGTATGATAGCCAGCTCGGTAGCACCTGCTATGGCTATGCAGGGAAGTACAGGCGGGCAAGGACAAACAATTATCTTAGAAGTGGATGGAATGGTGCTAGCAAAAGTAACCCAGAAAAATACGGATAAGTTGGTCCGACTCAAATTAGGAAGTAAAGGACGCGTAGTATGAGACAACTTTTTCTACCGGATTATAAAGAAGTAGCATTTCCTGAATACTGGGATAGGCCAGCTTCAAAGCGGCCTCAGACCTTGCAAGAAGTATGCGCTATGCTGCTTCCTTTGCCAGGGATACGTGGTATCTGGGAAGTCATCGCCAGTGACGCCAGGACAGGCGAAATACTTGAGCGTTCCATTTACAAGAACGCAATCACTGACAATGGCGCTCAGGATGCCATAGGGAACTTGTTTGCTGCAACAGGCGCTGCATTCAATCCAATGAACGTGATGTGCATCTCGACTGACGCAGGCAGTACTACACTCACCACAGCCTTAACAGCAGGCACACCACCCGGATCTGCTACCCTTGCAGTGGCATCTCTGCCGGCCGCTATCCCTGCTAACGCTGTACTGAAACTGGACTATGGTACCGGATCGGAAGAGAGTTGTGCAACGACAGCGGGCGCTAGCGCAGCCGCTACTAGCATAACAGGTATCACAGCGGTCGGTGGAGGCACGTTCACGCCTGCCTTTAGTCATGCCATAGGAAAAACCGTTGTGCCCGTTGCCCTGGTCACAGACAATCCATCAGGCACGCCCACAGGCGGGGTGTACTTGTCTCTCGTCGGTGGCGATTATAGTGCCCTTTCAGGAACTGGCATAGGCAACCGGACACGCACTATCACAAAAAAGTTTCCAGGCGCATCTACAGCGGCGGCTACGTATACGTGGTGTCGCCTGGCTAACGCGAATCCGATTGTGTCAGGTGCGGTAGGGGCAAGTTGTATCGTGCCACAGGCAGTCATTAACTCAATTACTGATCAAACTTTTGCCGTTGTCATCAAGCTATAGAGGATTTGAACACGCATGGCTATCACCTTTGATGTAGCTACTGGAAATAAGGTTGCAAGTGGGACCACAAATACATGGTCGCACACGGTAGCGTCTAGCCAGAGCAATCAAATCCTTGTGGTGGCTGTGGATGCTGGTTTAAGTCTCTCGGGTGTCACCTACAACAGTGTCGCCATGACACAACTCACCTCAATCACCTATGGTGGTAGCGAGATCCTTTCCCTCTGGTATCTTCTTGCACCTGCACAGGGTGCGCATAACGTCGTGGTGACTGCGAGCGGAACCACGTTCATCATCGGCGTGAGTGCGTCGTACTACAACGTAGCGCAAACATCCACATTTGGGACGGCTGCAACCAATTCAGGAACCGGAACGGCTAGTACCAATACGGTGAGCACAAGCAACACCAATCAGTGGGTGATTGATACCGTCAACAATGCAGCGGCTTCTACGGATACAGCCACAGCCAGTCAAAATAAACGTTTCCAACCTGCAACCAGTGGAGCGGCTGAAGGTGATATCGTGGCGACCGGCTCGAATATGACGCTTACCTGGTCGTTTACGTCGGGCAATTGGGCGCAAATCTCGGTTGCAATGAATATTGCATCCACAAATTTCACAACCACGATCACCGATACACAGCTTTCTACGTTCTCTGCAGAGGCCAGTACAGCACAAACCAATGTGATCACCGAGCGACTCACTTCATTTACAGCAGAGGCAAGCGCGTCCCAAACAAACGTGATCACCGAGCAGTTGACTACATTTAGCGCAAATGCCACGGTGACAAAGAGCTTAGCCGCCGTCCCTACAGGCATTCACGTCTTTATCAGTGGCGTAGAAGTGATGATTCTCGAAGGCTCATTCGAGATTGACGACTCCATAAATGCAGTCAGTACTTGCACATTCACGGTTCGAGATGATTCAGGGGCAAATCACTACACCAAACGGCAACAGGTTTTGGTGATTGATTCAGTCAAAGGGCTGGTTTATAGCGGCTTTATTAATTCAGTAGAAGAAGACCGACAGTCACCCAACACGATGATTTTTTCACAGGTAACCGTGCGAGATAATCACGACCTGGCTGAAAAAAGAACCTATCCAGGACCAGACTCTACCAATGCCTACGCGGGAACGATTGCTACCTCTCTCTTAGATGTTCTTGCTGTGGAAGGCGTGACCGCTCAATATGCCAGTCGCAGAGAAACTACGCAAGGGCAGTTTGCGCTGGGGACGCTTACAGGCGTTACAGCCGCTAACAATGTAGGTGATGGGGACCTGGAATTGAGCCCTGCCGGGACGCCTGTAACCATCATAGAGGATACCACATCTGATTTTTCAAGTGGGACACTCACCACCTGCACTGCAGCAAACAATACACTCACCGCCACGCCAACGAATACGATCAAATTGACAGGGCAAATGAATGTCGCGGGGATTAGCAATCCAGCCGTCTACTACAAGATTTACTCAGGCTCTTATACGCTGCAGTCACGCGACTTTTTGCACTACAGCGTCTGGATTGATGACGCCGCACCAGAGAAAAAAGCCGCCGTTGATATCATCTTCACGGATGGAACCTCTTTACGTGATGTGACCAACTTCGGTTATGTTGATGATAACGATATCTTGCCAGCGGCCAATGCTGATCTAGGGGGGCTGGCTAGCGGTCGCTGGTACCAGCGCCTGATGAACATCTCAGGAAATATCAAAACTGTTGCATACGTGTCCATTGCCCTGGCCGGGACGCAAACAGGCGTCTACACTGCCTACTTCAAAAATATCGAGATCCGCAATTATCCGCTTGATAGATGGCTCAATCCAAATCAGAGCACGACATTGCGTATCACTATATTCAATGGCACATTGCAAACGCCTGCACAGCAGCTACAATCCATTGGCTACGAGAATTGCGCGCTTACGATTGTACCAACCTACGACTTGCCTGTCTATCCCACAACAGGCAATGGCCAGGGCGATGCAAATAGCATCCTGACCAGTTATCCATCCCCGCTCAACATGCCTTATCGGATCTCGACTGCTTACAGCATCAGTGCCGGGGGCATCCTGAGAGCAAGCTTGATTAATTGGAGTGCAACGGAGCCTGGTAACTCAGCAACCGACACACAAAAAACGAAAGCTGTAGTGAAATACCAGTTGGACAATGGCGCGTTGGTTGAATGCACAAATGGGCAACCCTTGCCTGGCCTTGTGCCGGGGATGAACTTGAGCAGTCGCACCCTTACCCTCTATGAAGAGTTCTACGCCTTGCAAGGAGCATCACCAGAGGTAGCGCCGTCCTTCAATTCGGTCGTGGTGGCAATACAACCCTCTTTCGCCTGTACGAAGTCCGATGTAGCCTACACCACCGTGTGGGGCGCTGGTGAGGCAGGCGCAAGCTTTAGTTCTACCGTTGCGCTACAAAATGCGCTTACTTTGATTGGAGCAACGCGCAATTGGGATTTTCTGCAGGTTGCCGGGCAAACGTCGTTCCTGGGATCAGCGGGTGATACGCTCTTTAATCAATCCTATCAATTTGGGAATCCGAGCGCCGGTAACGAATCAAAAACGCGCTTTGACTTTGCGGGGACGTACACCAATTGTACGATTGAGTGTGATGTCAACATTCAATCGGATATACAAATCGGCGTGGTGTACCGATCCACTAACTTCAGTACGAATAATGGCTCCTATGCCTACGTTGCGTGGGTAAGTGCCTCTGCAATCACGCTCAAAAGAGGCACCAATACCACAGGTGGCGGGGCAGGAACGACAATTAGCACCGTAGGAATCACGCTGACAGGCGGGAGTTGGCATAAGCTCAAAGTGATTGTGAATGGCTCAAGTCATCAGGTATTTCTTGATGATGTACGATTCATCAATAGCACCGATGCGACCTTTAGCGGGAGTGGCAGCGTTGGCGTCTTTGGCGTTTCGCCAACACAGGCATACCCGCAATTCAACTTCGACAATTTCGGCGTGATGCCACTACTCACAGGGACGTGGCTATCACCGGCTGTTTCGCTCACCGCCGCAAGCACCTACGGCAATAGCTTCATTGCCTGGCGTGATCGTTCGGAAAGCCCAGCGTCCAACGATAGCGTGCTCGTTGAGATGACCATTAATGGTGGGAGCACCTGGACAGCCTGTACCAATGGCGCGGCGCTACCAGTGTTCTCGCCCGGTAGCAATCTCTCGGGTGTTTCTTTGCAGCTTCGCGTAACGCTCACCACCACAACAGCTTCAAAAATGCCAGCTATTGATACGCTGTTCTGGCTCATCACAGGAGGCTTTTCTAGCTCCGGTACCCGTGCTAGCCTTGCCTTGCCTATGACTGGTGTAGGGCGGCTCGGTAGTTCTGTTGTCGCCTGGAATGCTACTTTGCCCACGGGTACAACATTGGGAGTAGATGTTGCGTTTGACGGCGGTTCATGGACAGATGTGACGAGCGGAAATGGGCAGCCATTCCCAATCTTTACCGGGCAAGTGGCACCCACAATCGATACGTTTAACAGCAACACATCAGCCAACTATACCAACACAAATCGCACAGGCGGCTCTACAGCCACTGTGACGTATGATACAGCCAATAGCCGTCTCACGCTGACAGGAGGCTCTAAGGCGCTCTACATAGCGAATAACCCAACGAATACGGGCGATATTGAGTTGCTTTTCGACATGGACGAATCGGATAGCGGGGGACTCGTCTGGCACTATCAAGATACCGATAATTTCTATGAGTTGGTGGTAGCTGATGCTTCTGCTTCTGTGAATCCGAATACTATCGGTCTCTTTAGAATCTCTTCAGGCACAAGAACACAGTTAGGCGCAACGACGGCTATTTCCTTTGCTAGGGGGACGTATCATCGCTTTAAAGTCCATTATGAGATTAATATCCATCTGGCAACCTGCTATCTCGACGGAACGCAAGTACTACAAGTGACTGCCATCCTGCCAGCCACAGGCAAAAGCGGACTCAGAAATGATGGTGGTACATCCCGCTATTATTCTCTGCAAATACAGCCACTCAGTGCAGATGTCAGCTCGCATTACGCTCAAACGCGGTTAAGACTGGCCAGTACTGATCCAACGGTGACGCCGCAGGTATCTGACCACACGATAGCGGCCTATGGCACGACTATACAGCCAGGCGCATTGATACCGCAAACGGATTATGTACACAAGTACATCTCAGACGATTTTGACGATTTAATCAAACAATCCTCAGCAAGTGGCGGACAGTGGTGGTGGAATATCGATAAGTATCTTGCCGCTTCCATGCTTCCCAACGCGGGCATACCAGCTCCCTGGCTCGGGAGTAGCGTGCTCAATCCTGATGGGACTGCTGACTTCTTAGACGCTGGCTTGAAAGTCATTGATGAATCGGACCTGTACAGAAACAGGCAGATCATCACCAACGTCATGGATACTGCCAGTATCAATGAAACCAGGCAAGGGGATGGGATAAGTAGGACATGGACATTCAAATACGGTTGGGCTAGCGCGCCTGCTATCACCGTCAACGGTGTTGTGGCTACTGTGGGCGTGAAGGGCGTGGACACAGGCAAGATGTTCTATTGGGCAGTGAACGATCCTATCATCTCTGTGGATGATTCGATAGCAACGTACACAGATGCGTATGCTATCAAGTCCGTAGGTACAGGCCAGTTTCTCACTTACAGCCAGTATGATGATCTGACAGAACAAGCCGCTTGTGCCGCCAAAGATGGTACATCGGGTATTATCGAGAATGTAGAGGATGGGACAGGACTCACAAAGGCAGCGGGTGATGCCCTTGCACAGGCGCGTGTGAAGCAACACGGCGTACTACGTGGGAAAAAGCTAGAGGCCACGACACTACGAGAAGGACTCACGCCTGGCATGCTCTTACCTGTCTTTATTCCTGAACATGATTTGTTTGACACGCTCATGCTTATCAGGAATATCAAGACGCGCTTGACGCCAGACGGCGCGACTGGCCTGCATAGGTTCTGGTATACCATAGAGGCTATTAGTGGCGCGGATATAGGCGATTGGACGGAAATGTATAGGAAGCGATAAGGAAGAAGAGTATGCTGCAAGTCATTTCAACGATCATCTTTTACGTGTGGATGTTTTTGACGCTGTTCTTCGTGTGGCGAATCTGGCAGAACAGCGTTACCACTGCGCAAGCATGGCAGACGCTTATTACTGTAACGGTGAAAACGTCTGAAGCGGCGCAAAAATCTGCTGAAGCAGCGGCTAACCTTGCAAAGGAAAAGCTGTGATCGCGTTTTTAAATGGAGCGTTACCGATCTTGCAGGCTGTGTTTGTTCTGGCCGCAGTAGTCGGAGGGGTATTTGTATTTCGGAGTACCAAGAGAACAGGCATCATACAAATCCAGAATGATACCATTGCAGCTATGCAGCAACAAATTGATGCCTTGAAGTCTGGCCAGGATACGCTCCAAAAAGAGAATAGCCATCTTCACTATGTCATCGAAACAATTTCAGAAGCTTTGAAACATAAAGGCATTTTGATCACAGTCAATGGAGAAATGATCACATTGGAAGATACAAAGAGTCAGAGTAGCGTGATCAGAAGATCAACAAAACGGCCAATAATAAAGAAAGAAGAAACATCATGATTGAGGTACTCAGATGGATCATTGCCCTCGTACTCTGGATACTTTTTGTCTATGAACTTATCAAAGAAAGCAGGGAAACATGACAATCACGATCGACAAAGACGGTTGGATCAAAGAGGCCATAGGCATCTACTATTCAGGCCGCTCATGGGGTGCATTTACCGAGAAGCCACGCCAGATTGTTATACACGGCACGGCGGGCGGTAATGCGCAAAACATAGCGACGAGCTGGGCCGCAAGCGATGGAGATGCATCGGCCCATATCCTGATCAATAAAGATGGATCATTTGTGCAAGGGTTGAGCCTGGACTGGACAGCATGGGCAAACTGTTGTTTGACAGATAACCCGAACACAGGCGGGCGTTGGGATAGACGGTTGCCGATCGGCAATCAGAATGCGTGGAGTATCGCCATAGAGCACTGCAAAGACGACACGCAACGAAATTCGGATATCCTCACACCTGCACAACAGGCAACCTCATTCGCCTTGTGTAAAGCGATTTGTGAGTATCACAACATCCCTAAACAGGTGATTGGATTCGGGGATATCAGCAACGGCGGGATTATCGGGCATTGCAACATTGATGCGCTCAACCGGACGTACTGTCCAGGCCCATATCCCTGGAAAGAATTACAGGAGAGTTTAAAAGGAGCCACACAACACATGGGAACATTTAGCAATCAAACCGCCGTTGACGTGTGGAATAGCCAGTTAGCCTATTTCACTGCACTCAAGCAACCGTTGCCACCGCGTGATACTGGCATCTTTCACGCATGGGTAAATGAATGGAAGGCAGGGCGATTTAAAGGCGTGCCACTATCCGATGAATGGCCGATTACGATGCCTGACGACGGTAAAGGGCTTGCACAAAACTATGGTGGTGGCACCTGTACGTGGTACAAAGGCGTGGCTGGTTGGCTGTAGAAAAAAAGGAGAGCGATGAGCGGCTCGCTCTCCCTAGGTACCGCTCTTGTAAGGTTTTATGATATCCGAGAGAAGTATAACACAGCTCTTCTCTCATAATCAACTGGAAAGGGACTCATAACTACTTATGGACAATTTCATCAAAGAATTACCGACACTCATTATCTCGGTTACCTTCATTGCGATGATCACGATCTTATTAGTTCTGCATATCGTGCCACCACAAGATGCATTTGCAGCGACTTCGCCGCTCATCTCGTTCTGGTTCTTGTCGGGTGCATTCCGTTGGCAACCTGCGCAGAGTAGCGCGACACAGATACAGACGCCAGAACCACCAAAGAGCAGTTGACGCGCGCGCAGACGCCTGCTATACTGTGCCTGCACAACCAAACAACAAAGAGCCTCTCTCAATCCAAGGTGAGAGAGGCTCTTTGTTGTTGTACTACCTGGGCCATATTCAATTGTGCTTATCTTTCCCGGGTCACACCTCCCTTCTCTATATGTCGTAGCAATGATTCATGTAGGCCTCGATAATGTCGGTCATCATCGCCAGCATGATAGAGTTTTTCGGCGATGAACAAGACTACACTGACTACAGCGAGGCTAATTGCAAATGAGATAGCAATGATGACAATGTAGCCAGCGACTTTGACGAACAGCCACAATGTATCAGGCATGGTTGTTTTTCTCTTTCTCTTGCTGAAGCTGCTTCCATTGCTCTTTCCAGTGCGGAATATTAAGTAGTGTCTGTTTGCGGTAGCGAACCTTGTTCAGCAGCGTCCTGACCTCGGGCGGGAGTGCCATCATTGCTGCCAGTTCCGCATCACGCTCGATATTTGCAATTTCTCTATGACGCCTCATCCATCCGTCGTGATCTGCTAGCGCCTCCGGTGTTCCTGGTTCTGGTAGCGGCTCTAGCGCTTCAAGTGTTGCTAGCACTTCTGCCAGCTTCTCTAGAGCATATTCATGTGATGCCATCGCTACTCCTCCTCATTCAGCAATGTTTGCAAGCGTTCACGCGCTTCCTCAGACGTGAACAAATTGACGTACTCAGCCATTTCTTTGTCAGTCAGTTCCTCACACATAATCACCGAGACAATGGTTTCATCAGGATCAGGCTCAGTCAAATCAGGTGCATATACTTTCATTCTGGTCTTCTTTCTTTCTGGTAAGAGGAGCGTTTGACCACTCCTCTCTTCATCTCGACTTACGCCAGTGCGCAAGGATTAAATTCACGTACGTACACTTCACGGCTCATAGGTTTATCCAGACCGTTGGCGCGCTTCCAGGCTTCATACTCAGGATCGACTTCTACAACTTTATGCGGAATGTCCAGGCGAACACCGCCAAAGGACAATTTCACGATAGGCTCACTCTTCTTGCTTGCTGCTATCATCTCAATCACTCTTTCTTGTGAGCTTGTTTTTTGTATCCCTCACAAGAAAGAGTATACCAGAACGTTAACGTATTGTCAAGTACGTTAACGTGTGTGTATGTCAGGCGGTGTAGATGGTGAGCAAGATACCACTTCACAGCGCATTTTCACGCACCCGTTGCCAGCGGAAAATACTTTCACCACCCTGTACGTCTTGCCCTTTGCCGTGAAAACTTTGTCTTTCATCAGGCTGTGCAGGCGGCTTGCCAGTTTCATCACATCGACATAGGTGAGCAGGCCCAGAGGAAAAAGGTCGTGTGCCATGTGTAGGATATCCACGTCTTCCGTAGCGGGCTGAGGCTTCTTGTTGTTGAAACCTGTAAAGGCTGTGCCCTCGGGGATGCGTTTATTATTGGGCATGTTCCTGCCCTTTTCGTAGTATCGCGTCTAGTGTCGAACGCCGAATGCGATATGCTGTACGCTTATTCACATGAGGCAACACAATGGCTTCCAGAGCGCCCTGTTTAATCCAACGGCGTACCGTTGTATCATCCACACGAAGCTGCTCAGCAACTTCTGGAACGGTTAAGAGTGTATTATCATATAGCATGTTCTTGCCCTTCCTGCTCTTCCGCTATCCGTTCCATGTCAGAACGCGTAGAAGTTAAAAGCTCCATCCATGTCTCATACGAGAGATAGGAGCCATTCTGGAAATGCGCGTGATAAATGTCGTGAATCAATTTTTTGAGCTTAACAATTTCAGCGGACTCTGCTTTGGCGTTGGCGCAAAGTGATTTGATGGCGCTTGCTGCATGTTGCAAATCCAAATCTTGTACTTCTGCGAGATGCTCAAGCTCTGCAATTTGCGATTCGGCTGTTTCGCAATTATGCAGTGTTACTAATTTGCTAAGACGCTCATTCTCTTGCGTTAGTTCTCGATTCCTGGCAAGGGCTGCGTCTCGCTCTTCGTAAATGGACGCTATCCATATGCTTACTTTTGATGGTTGTTGTTGAGTCATCACTTAACCTCCTCTGGTCCTGGTGTCCACGCTGCACGATTTCTCACTACACAACTTCTATTTATTTGCCATTGTCCAGGTGAAATCCATCCACCGTGTGCGTCAAAGTGACAGCGACACGAGCAGCCACCCATCAAATACGAAAGATGTTCTCCTGCCTGGTGTCTCTCCGAGAGACACCGTATCGGATCTGCGTCAATGCAGGCAAGAGTGCATGACTGTAGCTGTGGTGGCATCTTGATCGCGCCTTTTTCTAGCCTCATACCTCATCTCCATTCGATCTGTTAAAGCACGCATCACGAAATGGACAACGTTTTGCACGGGCATCATTGCGCGTATTGCAGATACGACTGGGCAGGGTACCTGTCTCATGAAAATGTTGAATTTTCACCTGTACTTTGTGAGCTTTGTAGACAGGTTCTAAAGCCATCTCAGGATCATACGTGTGTACCCACAGCATGAAATCCTGCGTGTTCTTGTCTTCCACAAGAATGATGCCCTTGTTGTTAGGTGGCTCGATGAGGCCCAACAGATGCAGGTACAAGTTGAGCTGAGGAACAGCGCCACGTATCGACTTGTTGCGTTCCATTGCCTCTGTGAGAGTGGCTCCGACGATACCAGAACGCTTGTCCTGGGCTTTTTCATAGGACACGCTACGCACGTCAAAAGCAAGTTTTGTAACGATTGGTCTGTACAGCTCCTCGCATCCCGCAAAATCATCATGGTTAATGCCCTTTATTTCCAGGGGCAACGTCAAGCCAGCGAATTTGATAATCGCATCTGGGCTGAAGTGAATGCCTGTGGCGGGATCGATATGCGTCACATCAATCTCCCATAGTTTTCCGTCCTCATCACTGCACACCACTAAGCCAGTAGGCAAAAGTAGATCCTCTTGCCATTTTTTATGAATGGCCCAGCCATGAACGAACATCGCAAGCACTTTCCAGAACTGCTCTTTTTGCTGTCGTTCTCCTGGGCAGGTGTCAGCAAGAATGTGTTCACGTGTGCAAAAATCGCTATCGGACTCAAGAACAGAAGACGCATGCAGGCCCTCACGTGCAGGCTGTTGAGCGTCCCACTGCACGAATGCTTGTTGCAATTCGTGCGTCAAAAGAAAAGCCAGGGTGCTATCCTCTTGAATTAAGGGCGTTGGTGATTGCTGGTGTTCGGACTGTCTGGGTATCATGGTCTGTCCTTTCTAGCAGAAAATGCGTGTTCTGGATATCGGCTAGCAGGTTGATAATCGCATGGCCTTTCGTTTTGCCTGCTGGTGTGGAATAGTCCAGGCAAGAGAGTGATTGTCGCAAGCATCGCGTGTAAACCATAGCAGCTTGCGCAGTCTCCTCTTGGATTTGTACAATGAGATCAGGTGAAGGTAAAATCGTCACTGTTTCATTCTTTCTTTTGTCGGAGAGTCGAGAGACAAGGGGCGATGCATACCACCACCCCTTACCGGGAAACTTATCAGGTTGTTAGAAGGATTGTTCTTTTGGTGTAGCGGCTGTCTGTTCAGCATACTCCAAACGACGGATAACATCACGACGAGAGAGGTTTATAGTATCTCCCTTACTGCGGCGGCCATAGATCGGATGATCAGCAGACCAGGTCAGTTCAAAAAGTTCATAATTAAATTCATCTTCCTCGTGATACACAAGCGTGCCACCTACAGCGGCTGCGCGTTCAATCAAAGCCTGGATTTCGGCCTGATGTGTTGCTTTCTTCTCGGCTTCTTTCACTTCCTGATCCTGACGAAATTGCTGCCAGGCAGAAGTGAGGGTGTCCATCTGGGCAGGGGAAATTGTGAAGTTCTTCACTTTCTCGCCGTTGAAATTGGCCAATTTCAGTGTCACTAAGCCAGATCCCAACTCTGCTATTAGCTCATGTGTTCCACCGTACAGACCCATGTAGGCAAATTCCAGACGGACTAAACGCAAATGATCTTCATCATGCAAAATTTCGGCTGATTTGATTTCACGTGTCATAACAATGTTCCTTTCTGATAGGCAAACAGGGGCCAGGGCATAGAGGCACACTGGCCCAGACAACAACAACTAAAAAGTAAACGCTTCTTCAGGGACTTCAGGGACTGTGGACGTTGGCAGATCAAGTACTACAGCGCCCCCAACAGCAATAGCGGGACACTCCAACACTTTGACGGGATAAATCTCTTCAAGAATGGCCTGAAACTTTTCAATAGGGGGGATAGCAGCCTTCATGTTGGCGTCCATAGCCCTGGGGGGTTTCGGTGAACACACGTATTTCGTGTCCAGGCCGGAGCCGTGGCGCTCAATCGAGAAATTACAGACCGTGATGTCACGACTATACTCCTCATCTTTGAAGGTGGTCATGAGCTGTGAAAGTATGGCACTTCCCTGTTTCAGACGAAGCATACGAAAGCCTTTGATGGGCTTTACTTCACCTTCAGGGTCGGTATAGTTGCAAGGCTCCCACTGGCCAGACGATACCTCTTGCTCTATGCGAAACAAGTAAACGGGTACGAATGCTTCATTTCTGGACTCAAGCTTGTTCTCTTTCGCATTGACACAATACGCGCAGGGCTTGCCCTGGCGGGCAACGCACAGGGCAGCGATGGGGGCCGCTACTGTTCGCCCGTCAAATGTACGCGAGGACAACGATACATCCGTATTCTTGTATTTATCGTGCATCGGACACACGATAACCCGATCCATATTGTAGATCGGACGTACCAGTGCCCGTTGTCCATCCGCCAGGAGCACAATGGAATTGCTCACAAACGCGCGTGGACCATCTTTGGCCGCCTGTCTCGCTTTCTCCGCGTTTGCTTGCATCTGTTCAATCATCTCGATAGTACTTGCCATAATCACATAACTCACTTTCTAATTGTATCACTTCTTGTCAATAACTTTCACTAGCAGTAAAGACAATATCCATTCCATAAGAACATTCTTGCTCTACTGCCTGTACAGCAATGTCACTACTTATACACGTATGTCACTTTGTTGTACCTCACACAAAACAGTATACCAGAACATCAAAGTGTTGTCAAGTATTTTGACTTACTTCTAAATATATTGACATACGTTCACAAAACTGGTATACTGAGAGCGTGAGAAAGTGATGAACCGGCAAAAAAAAAGAGAATGAAACGAGGTAGTTTATGCTCACATTAAGAGACTATCAAACTGAGGCTATAGAGAAAGTGATGTGTTCCTGGCAAGAAGATCCATCAGGCAGTGAGCTGCTTGTACTCGCAACAGGCGCTGGAAAAACAATCATTTTTTCAGAAATAGCCAGACGGCTGGCAGAACAGGGCATCTTGACGCTTATTCTTGCTCACAGGGATGACTTATTAGATCAAGCGATAGAAAAATATCACAATATCAAGCCAGAAGCGATTGTAGGTAAGGTGAAGGGAACCATAAATGAGCTGGGTGGCGAAGTCACTGTAGTCTCTGTGGCCTCTGCCAGAAGCCCAAAACGGATTAAGCAGATGCAGCAATTCAACTATGGACTCATCGTCGTAGATGAGGCTCACCACGTCGCCGCTACATCATACCAGACCGTGTTACAGGCATTCCCACAGGCGTTTGTATTGTACGTGACAGCTACTCCAGACCGATTGGATAATAAACCTATTATTGAGAAGCCTGCACTCTACACAAAGGGAATTATTGATCTGGTAAAGATGAAATATCTCTGCACACCACGTGCTATTGCTATCAAGACTGAAGTAAGCCTGGATGAAATAAAAACGACGGCAGGCGATTTCAATGAGAGAGAACTGAGTGACGCGGTAGATACTCCTGCCAGGAATAAACGAATTGTTGATGCCTATCAAGAGCACGCTCACACTATGCCAGCAATCGCGTTCTGTGTGACGGTACAACATGCAGAGAGTCTGGCCTATACTTTCAATGATTTCGGAATACCCGCTGCTGTAGTCACTGGAAAAACATCAGCGGATGATCGCAAACAAATGTACTCAGATCTCAGGAATGGCGTCATTAAGATTCTAGTAAGTATACAGGTACTCACAGAAGGCTTTGACGAGCCGTGTGTGAGTTGCATTATCATGGCGCGCCCTACTAAATCGCGCGCGCTCTATGTCCAGTGTGTAGGACGTGGCGCCCGGCTGTTTCCTGGCAAAGAACACTTTCTTGTATTGGACATCACCGACAACTGTTTGAAACATCGTTTGACGCCACACAATTTAAACAAGGCATTGGATTTGAAACTTCAGGATAACGAAACTATTGAAGAAGCTGAGGAACGCGAGAAAGAGGAGCACGAAAAAGAAGCCCAGATCAGACGGTTGAAAGAGAAGCGCAAAGAAGATCTGGCTGTCGATCTCCTGCAAAAGTTCGATTGGAAACTACGTGCCAGCGATGGCGCGTATATTCTGGAGTTTGGCAAAGGACACAGAATGGCGCTCAAGCCAGAACATAGTGATAGGTGGAATCCATTCGACATTCCTGAGTATAGCGTGTGGGCACGACTAGCAGGAGCTGCTGACATTCAAAAATGGAGTACGGCCAATATGCCACTGGTTGAGGCGTTACAATTCGCTGAAGCTCGGGTGCTCAAAATACAAGACGAGCCGTACGCGGTGAAATTATGGGATGCAAATGCGCATTGGCGCAACCAGCCAGTAGATCCGAATAGCAAGCAGGCAGAAATGGCCGGGTGGATGCGCATAGAGATTGTAGAGGGAATGACGAAAGGCCAGCTTTCAGCATTGATCGATCAGAAGAAACGTGAAAGAGAAGAACGGAAACAGCAGCGGAAATTGTCACCGCTCAAGAGATAAAAAACAAAAGAAAAAGAGCCTGGCAGATGGTGAGTTGCCAGGCTTCTTCTTTACTCTTCGCGCCAACGCTTTCCTGGCCTTCCAGTCTTTTCCTCCGGCCACGTGGTCAAGTCTGGCACTTCATGTAACTCACTGCGTATAACAAATTCAGCCGTACATTCCATAGCAATCACCTTACGCACGACGTGATACGCAAAATCGTAGGCACGACGGGCGATGATCTGCTCACAAGCATCACTCCATGCATCGTAGGCGGCAGATAGTTCATCGTCCTCTGGTTCGATTGGCAACTCATCCCACAGCAATTTTGCAAAACCAGCGAACTGTGTATCACGTGGATCTGTGCTCATTGCTTTTTCTCCCCGTCTTTAATGAGCCCGCGTCGGCGCGCTTCGAATGGCCTTCTTACCATCAGAATCGCGTTCAAATCTGCCTTGCTGATATAGGCTTCACGTCCGTCTCGTATGCGGACATCATGTCCTATTTCATCTTCATATTTCTTGACGACTAGTTGCGTTTGCGTCCGTGAGTAGCCGAGATAATTGGCAGCCTCACCCATATCTAGATACTCCTGGCCATTAATCTCTTTTGTCACTGTGATCATAGACTCCCTCTTTCTTTTCATCCTGGCCATCTGTACATACTTTAATAGCTATGCACAGATGTTACTATTCTAGTATATATGATAACGTGCATAAAAGTAAACACACACTCCTGTGACGCTATTCTGAGAACGCTTCTTCAGCAACATGTGCTTTCGCATACTGTCGATCCCGTATCAGTTGCCGCATTGCTACCTCTTTTGCTATGCGCTCCCGCTCTGCTTTATCCGTCAAAAAAGCTACATGGTCTTGCAGGGTGTAGCCAGGCGCATCGCGTGCGATCGTGCATGGCGCGAAGACATCAGCTATTTTGTCAACAGTCTGAGCAAACTGTGTGAGAGGATCGGTCGAGACAGGAATAGGTGGCTGGGCCAGGGCATACATCGCCTGCTCTATCGTTTGCTGGCCCTGATAGTGTTTCTCACAGCAGGGTGTGCCCTTGTCGGTATAGTGCGCTACAATAGCGCTACAAATGCAGCATACGGGGTCTGGCTCCTGTGTCACTACAGTGACGATATCTTGAGAGCTATTTTTTGCAGGAGGCTTTGTTATCCTTCCTATAGCGTTTTTTATGCCATTGCGTACCCATGCCAGAACTTCGACTTCATCATAGCTCATAAGCATCTCGTTTACATCGTTGCTTGGCACAGTAGACCAGCGAATACAATTTTGAATTGCCACTGTCCACCATCTCGCAGACAAATTTCCATCTTCATCATTGTCGAATGACTGAAGTACAAACGGCGCGTATTGGATTGCTGCCTGAATACGTAGCGATCGACAGCCTTTTGTGCCATCTGTTGAAACAGGCGTGATTAAATCGCCTGCCACCTGCTCTATTGAAATCGCGTCAAGGAAACTTTCAGTCATAATCACAGGTTTACTTGTTGTGATTTTATCCTCATTCAGCAGACATTCTTTTGAGCCAGCAATTTGGCCGCGTTTGTACTCAGGCAAGAGTTGGGCAAGAGGGCGGTACATCGACAACTTCCAGATTTTGCCGTCGGGCCCGAAATGCGGAAAAAAGAGACCATCAGGAATCCTCACACGGCCCTTTGCCCATTGATCGGATGTCAACATGTCCTCAGTCAGCCCCCATTTTTCGAATGGTGTCTCAATCCATCTCCCGTCTTTGAGCGGAACATAGCCTATCTTCTTCGCTAACATGGTCTCAATAGTGATGCCTCTACCTAAGAGGTATTCACGATAGGCTGTACCACTTTTACTATGCAAGGCTTTCATAGCAGCATACATGAAGTCTTCTGCTGTTTGTTGCCATGCTGCACAGGGAGCGGGATTGGTGCCCAGTGGCGAAGGCGTCCCTTTGTAGTATTCGTGTTCACCTGGCAAGATGCCAAGTTCCTGACAGGCGTCCATGAAAGACATGCCCTCGTAGTCCTTCAGGAATTGGATTGCATCACCCTTTGCGTAGCAACCGCGATTGCGACACCAATAATGTGGCCTGCTAGAAGAGTGAGGCCAGACGTGGAAACGATCCACGCCGCCACACCAGGGACAGTTACCCCAATATTCACCTCCGTCGGTAGAAGCTTTGCGAATAAGACGTACTGGAGAACGTTGTTCTATGAGAGAGATTAGGTCAATGATGGTTTCATTCTTTTGCATCTATGCTGCCTCTCTTTGCATAATTAGTCTGCCTATAAATTCAGCAACCTGCAGAACAACTGCATTACCTAACGTTCTAAGTCTGTCCACCCTATTGGAAATCCCATTAGCCACTCTACCCACTCTGGGTTCAGTTGCCCACTGGCCTGTCCCTGTGCTGCAATTTCGCGCAAAGGACGAGAGTTCTTGTCCTGCGTTTCCTCTGAAGACTTCCCTGAACGCCAATCGCTCGCGATTGGCGTTGGCCATTTGTTGCCGATCGCCATTCTGGCCAGCGAAGGGCGAACATTCTTGCTGCCAGGCGAGCGGTTCGAGCTGCCACCTGTTGCATCCGTCCCTAACGGCGTTGGATACATCACCTGGTGTGTGAGGTTGGTAGTAAATCCGCTCTGTATCCTTGCACTCTTGCTGTCCGCCACTTGCGGGGTACGCCACAATGAAAATGCGTTCTCTAAGGTGCGGCGCGCCAACGGATGCCGCTGATATAATTGTCCATTCCGCATCATACCCGCTCGTGGCCAGATCCCCGAGAACTCTATCAAGTCCCCTGTGAACGAGAGCTGCGACGTTCTCCACAAGAACATAGCGAGGTCGTAATTCGCAAATGAGACGGTAGAACTCGGACCATAGCCCACTGCGTTCCCCTGTAATGCCTGCTCGTTTTCCGGCACTGCTGATGTCCTGGCAAGGGAATCCTCCAGCGATAAGATCGACTCGCTCAAGCGGGGTAACTCCTCGGATATCTCCAAACCTGGCAGTACTGGGCCAATGTTTTGCAAGAACTTTCGACGCATACTCATCGTTTTCTATCTGCCACCGGCATTGCATGCCAGCCCTTTCTAGTCCCAGATCTATCCCTCCAATGCCCGAGAAAAGACTACCAAAAGTTAACGTTGTTTCATTGCTGATCATCGGGTTACATCTCCTCAATCAAACTATATTTGCTACCTTGCCTGCCTTTGACTTCTTCTACAACGCCGTCGCGGGCAAGGCTGGAAAGGTACACTTTCAAATCTTTGCTTTCCTTGCGTAAGTACCTCGCTATGTCGCGAGCTGAAGGCGTACGGTTGTTGCGGTCTGCTAGATGCTTCATCGTTTCGATAATGCGCTCTTCCATCGTCTGTTGTTGCTCTTTGCCGGGTGTATTTACCTGCGCATAAAACTGATGCAAGCTGTAACGCCATGATTCCGCGACTTCCTGGGCCAGCGCCCAATGGTGCAATGAAATGGTATTTTCACCAGATACAGAGGCTATCAGCGTGGCTACACGCATGGCCTTTGTTGAGAGTCTGTCATAACTGCCGTCTAAGTCTTCATTCGGGCGGCCTACTATCATGGCTTTTAGTGCAGACCTGTAGCGTTTCCAGGCTTCATACGCCACGTCAGAGACGCGAATGCAGGTTTCTTTGCGCTCTTCTAGAACGGTTGTGATATGACGCCCGGTAGGCTTATCTTTTTCATCCTTCTCTGCTTCTATATCGATACGTGGGCTACCTAACCGCTCATGCCAATGACGTAATGCCTGGGCAAGAGAGCCCGGGACTGGCAACTTTCCTAATTTAAAGGGCTCGTCTATGTACGTATCGGGCGGTGGTGTCACGAAGATGAATCGAGCCCAGAATCCATCGGACCAAAATTCACTGCCACGCTTCGCGTTGTCTCGCACACTCGAAATGGTCATATTCCCGATCATCGATAAGTAGGGAGCAATGATCGCTTCACTTGAGCGTGAAATGGTTGTGTTGCGGTACTTATCTGGTGAACCATCGAACGTCAATAGCAAGTCGGCGTAGCTGGCCATCGTGCTATTTTGTTTCAGCATCCCTTTCACGAATTTCCCAAATTCGTCATTAATCCATCCAAGTTGACCAGGGACAGCCAGGCGTAACTTCCATTCTTCCTGCTCAAGATAGGGCAGCGAACCATAATCTTTCGGTACCCACCCGGCCATATCTGACATCAGTTTCTCGGGTGTAGTTCTATCCGCACCTAACATCCAATCCAGACCAGCGGCTTTTAAGACTTTACTACCTACCCTGGCAGTGGTTGTTTTCGCGTACAGGCTCGTCCTGGCTGCCAGGGCAATATAGAGCGGGGTATATTGTTGCTCTACAAAATCAGCATAGATACGCCTGCCTGCTATTGTCGAGAGCACCCACCAGAAACATGCATCGTGAAAACCTTCGTAGCCTTCAGGGCTGAGCAAACGAGAATACGCTTTGTACTCTTCCCTGAGTGGCAATACGCCGCTTGTGAAGCCAGCAGGGAATGCAATAGGCCCGGGCAAGGGGGGCATGTCTATGTCTCTTACAGAAGTTGTAGCAGGCGTGTCATGCTCTGTTGGTGTCGTGCCCAGGCTTTCATTTCTAATCGCATAGAGTACCATGACAACCTACTTTCCACTGGATAGGCAACAACGAACTTCAATCTCTATCGAGGGACTTCCTGATGTCGCTACATCCTTGTAGACATGAAGAGCGACAACACGATTGTCATTCCAGTTACGAGCACAACCAACATCAGCCAGGAAGACAAAATGCTTGAAAAGCGCGTCTAGGATGATTTTATCTGGACCATCGATATCTCGCTGCCAGAGGGTACGCAAATGCAATTTTAAGGTGACATCGAACGGAACCTTTTCTCTTGACTCGGAGATTGCTTCAAAGACGCGTCGATCAAACTTTTTGATGTTCGTCTGATCACGGAAATACCATGCTGCTTGCAAGAGAAACTGACGAGCAGCGGGTGTATGGAGTAAGGTACCGTGTCCATTCTCATCAATTCCAGGCATATAGGATTCATTGATGCCCGGGACTATCAGTGGCAACTCTGCATGGAAAAACGGATTTAAGGGAGATGGTACTTGAGGAAGGACGTTTGTTACTGATTGCATGTACATCGTTCTTTCGCTAAAAGGATGCTGTAAGGATGCTGTCTAAAATGTGCGCGTATGATATCTACCTTTTTTCTGTTTGCCTAGTAGCAATATCTCTACATGATATATCTTTGCCAGGCAAGGAAACAAGCTCTTTCATTCCATGTATCGTTCGGTTGTGAATTGGTTGAGATTTTTATATTTTTATTCATCCGCACTTACATATATTACTACATACGTTAACGCATGTCAATGACAATTCATATCTTCCCTGGCAAGGGGTAGCACTTGTACGGACAACAGTACTATTTGTTATTTGCACGTCAGCTGTCAATGTGTCACAGTTTCGAGTTGTCACACCTACATAGAATCTATGACAACTCAAAACAATTATCATATCTATATAATAATATATATAATAATATAATAATATATAATATTATACCTCTTTTGTCTTGTACGGACAACAGTATGTATATCCCTTGCCCTGGAATGAGTTGTCATATACTTCACTTCCCTGTGACAACTCAAAACTGTGACACATTGACAACTCAGCTCAAATATTCCCTTGCCTGGGGAATTGACACAACTTGCCTAGCATGATATAATCATAACAGGTAGAAACGCGTAAGCAACAAGTAAACACAGTGGAGATTACTCATGAATGAACAAATTGAGGAACAAGAGTATCTGTCTTTAAGTGAAGCTACTCAAGCCATTGGATGGACACGTGCAACTGTGGAGATATGGGTAAAGGAGTTAGGAATAGAAAAACATACGTTCCTGCGTAACAAAAAGACCTATCTTAAAGCCTGCGATGTAGCACAACTTAAAGAAATTAAGGAGAAGCCTTGGAAGGCTGGGGAGAAAAAAGAAACGCCGTCTGAATCGTCTGAACCGTCTGAGAGAATTATAACTGAGAGAATTATACAGGTCATGAAACGGTTAGTCAGCAAGGGAAATACTACTCCCTCAGCTAGAGATATTGCAAAGTATATGCACGAGCACAGTGAAGATATTAAACCATATCTTGTTTCCCTTGCCAGGGATGGAAGTATTCAATCATTCGATGGTAGACAAGCACCGAGATACATCTTAAAAGAATGATATTCCTTTGCCCTAGACAGTACTGGTATACTCCTGCCAGGAAACGAAACAGGAGTATACTTCCATGCCAGACTGGGAACTGATTAAAAAAGAGTATGAGCAAGGTTTATCGTTGCGTGTACTCTCGACAAAATATGGAGCAAGCAAATCTACAATCCATGAGCACGCCGTAGACGGACACTGGACACGGACAGCGAACGGACAACTATCGGACAACGGACAGACACCCCTTGCCCCTGCTAGCACTACCGTAGAACTGGCCCGAGGCATGATAGGGCAGCTCGCTACTATCGCAAAGGTGCCTCTCGACTTGAAAGAGCATAATCTTTTTGCACAGGCGCTGTCGCAATATAACAAAATCATGGTCACCGCTCCTGCTACGGAACAAAATCTACCCAATAGTATCGATTGGAGTATCTTTACACAAGATGAGCTTTCAACAATCCAACCCATTTTTGCTCGGGCAGAGGAGCGTCGCCGTATAGAGCAAGGCGAAACAACTATCCCGCAATTGAGGAAACAGGCATGAGATGTACATTGTGTGGAAAAGAAAAAGAGATCAATTATAAGGTCTGGATGATTTTGTGGGGAGCTCACGGTGAGGATGTCTGGTCTCCTTGCTGTGACAATTGTATTGATCGGTATGCTTACGATCATGCTATACAGCGCATTGATGGCACATATGACGCGATGCCGATACGGGAATATATATCAGAGAAGTCGCCACGATACATGATGAATCGAGCAGACGGTAGCAGCGAAGCCTGTATTGTCTGGTCTGAAAGGAAAGTGTAAGGTGAATCCAAACATCACCGATCGGCTGTTACTCATATCCGGTTGCGTAGGTATGCTGTTGTTCTTAATTATTCTCAGTTGCATCCTGGCCTACACTCGATGAAGTTACTCACACCACAAGGGCTCCTTGCCTTGCTCTTCATTGTAGTCATTGCGTCCGCTATTACCACCGGTATTCTGTTGGCGCAACACTGCCAGGCGTTCCCATTCAGTAGCGTTTGCCAGGCACTACGATTCGTATCACATAGCTCTTGACGTGCCTATTATTATACTGTTGATCCGTTTGAGGATACTGAAAGTGCTACACCATACGCCTGGCCCTGCTCTTACTGGGCAGTTACATTGCCATCGATCCGTTTGAGGATACTGAAAGTATCAATGCCAAATCGCTGTAGCAGCTCCGCCTGAAGTTACATTGCCATCGATCCGTTTGAGGATACTGAAAGTTTGAGGATATTGAAAGTTGACGTGCCTGTTATCATCGCACTGTACACGATTTGAGCTTTCCCAATGATGGATGCATAGCACTGTTTCATTCTGGTCGGTTTTGTGCAACGAGCACGGTATCTCTCTCTCGCCCCTGAGATACCGTGCTTTTCTTTGTGCTTTTTTCGTTTTCTTTCGTCGCTCCCTTGACACGACTTGACAATACTGCACTTTTACTGCTATCCTTCCTAATGCGCCACAAAAATGACGGTATTGGAGGGAGAGCGTTTTTGAGTTCAGATGAGTTTATTTCAGAGAAAGAGGCAGCCCAGATTCTTGGTGTCAATCCTCGAACAGTGAGTAGATGGGCTGATCAGGGCAGACTTACCAGGTACAAACAATTTGGATTGAGAGTGAGGTATAAGCGGAGCGAGATAGAGAATTTCGCAAAGCCGATCCCTGATGTGGATCTCGATGTTGAAGATGACAAAACGGAGTAAACAAAGAAATCACCTGGCCTTCACGGATGCCAGGTGAGGCCGCGACATTGGAAAAGCGCGGCTATGAATAGTAACGAACATTGGAAAGGCTTGAAAAATCATGGCAGACCTGATTCCCTTCGGTGGCATCACCGAATATCGTTCTCCACAACGGCCTGTAGAGAATCCTGGCGAGGTGCTCGGTATTCACATCTCTGTTCATCCAGACGCGCTCCATGCCATTTCTGAGAAGATCGCACGATGGTTTCATGGGCGCGATGAAGTGGATGTTGTCGATGTAGGCGTTTCCGACAAGGTTGGAATTGGCTATATCATCATGGAATGGGACGAGTACGACATTGACCCTCTCTTCCTGGCGATCTTGCGGGATGAAGAGGCGATTGCAGATTATGCCGTCTATGAGCGGGAGGTATAACAATGGCAAGCTTACGATCTGGCATGAACAGCATGGCTGCTAGTCGCGGCAACGTCCCACTGCTGAAGTTGGTGTTAGGCGTCGTATTGCTCGGCTTTTTCGTGTTGGCGCTCATGATGGATGTACAGACCAGCGAAGCCTTCATCTTGAATGGAGGCAAAGTTGCGGTAACATCACTCAACTGGAACATCCTACGTCAACCCCTCGATCTGGCACAAGGCAATCTGGATATCAATATGGCCAAGGCTGTTATGTGGGGATGGGGATGCCTGCTCATCTACCTGGTGTGTGTGGTCGGAGAAACCACCATACAAGGCCGACTTGGAGGCATCTTCAAGACTGGCGCGTTTCTGATTGTTGCGTTTGACTTCTGGACCAACATGAACTATGGCACGCTGCCAAGCGGATGGGGTGGTCAAGTGGGTTTCGCGGTGATCACCAGTTTTATCGTTGCTTTCTTTGGTGTGTTGGGATTGAACTTAATTTTTAGCTCAATCACTGAAATGACCCGATAGGAGACGGAAAGATGGATGATCAGCAGCTAGAAATCAAGCGATATCCGATGAAGCAGCAAGCGACCTTTGCGGGCGGTGCAGCCGTTACGATGGCGTTAGTAGACGCAATAGCGCATCTGGGGCCAACTGGCTTGCTGATCAGTGGGCTCGCGGGCTATGTCGCATGGAAGCATGGGCCGGAGCTCTATGAGCTCGCTGCCCGAGAGGTGAGAGGGATAATCCCCTCTCACTCTTCAGAAACCAGCCAGCAGAAGAGTGAGCAAAGTCATGGCCGTAGTTTCTGGGACCGAGCAATGGGACGTTATCCTGACCCTGGTGTGCATGCGCAAGATGATGCGCATGGCGAAGAGTGGCGTGATGATTGGTACGACCAGGACGACGAGGTTCCTGGCATCGATCAATCCATGTTCACCTTCTCTCAGCTGCTCGCCTCTGGTTTCAAGCCAACGCTGCATAAAATCTTTTTAGGCCGCCTGGCCGATGGGACCGACGTGTTTGTCGAGGCGAAAGACCTCTGCCATATTGCGCTCGCTGGCTCAACTGGCCAGGGGAAAACATCCCTCATGCGTCTGATTATGGCTCAGTTGTGCTCTATCCGGGTCAGCGTTGTGCTGCTCAATCCGCACTACATGGTCTACGATCGCGATCACAATGAGGACTGGACGCCGTTCACGCCCTACTTAGCGCGCAATCCGCTCGATTACGTCAAGGTGGATAATATCGCGTTCATTCTTAAGTGGATTATCGAAAAGACGCTGGCCCGGCGCATGGAACTAGCACGCGCTGGTAAATCGGTCGGCAAGCCGTACTTTATCGTGATTGATGAGTTACCGGCCATTGTCGCAGAGCGCAAGGAATGCGCCGACTATGTCGCGAAACTGCTACGTGAGGGCCGCAAGTATGGCATTTACTTGATCGTTGCATCGCAAGACTTCCTGGTAAAAACCACGGGTATGGATGCGCAAGGGGGTGCGGTGCGCAAATGCTTCCGTACTGCCTGCTATGTTGGCGGTGATTCGACCACGGCCAATGTGCTGCTAGAGAAACAGGCAACGCCCATTCCAGAAACGGACCTGGGCAAAGGCATGATGATGCTACGCTGCTCGGCAACGACAAAGGCGGTACTAGCAAGCGTGCCGTACTGCGACAATGAAGCGCTCTATCAACTGCTCGGACCTTCGACATTCACCGTTCACCATTCACCAGAAACGGCCCTACCTGAGCTCAGTGAAACATTCACCGATGACGTGAAAGTGAATACAGAGAATGCAGTGAATGAGCCTGTGAAGCCAGTGAATGCCCCGGTGAATGCTGGTGAATATTCACCGACCACTGAGAATACTTCACCGGTATTCACGCCTGCAGAAGAGGTACAAGTTTTGCTTGCATATGCTGAAATGCTTAAGGCTGAGAAGCCAGTGACACGAACAGGTATTCGTGATCTCCTGCAATGGGACAACAAACAATACCAACGGATTATCAAGCCGGTGTGTGATAAACACCATATTGGATAGAGAGGATAAGTCGTATGGCAGCAATCAGCAATCAATCCTGGCGTGATCGTGCACTTGAACGCGCCGAGATTATCACCGATGCATGGGAAGTCACAAAAAGCTATGCCGGGCGGCTCGCTGAATGGATTCTCTTCCTGTGCATGATTTTTTGTATTATCGAAATCCTGCCAGGCGTCACTTTTCCGACCTGGGCCAGCAATGTTGTATTAGGTGTGCAGGCCGTGATGTTGGACATCGGCGGTTTTGCTCTTTCGTCTATGGCTGATCATGCACGCACCAATGGTGACGCGCAGGCAGCC